CTGCAATGCCCGTGTCCGAAATAGTCGGGATTGGGACGTTGGTGGTGATCATCGGTCAAAGGCTCGCATAGAGGGGGCCATAGGCGGTTGTGACTTGGACTTGCCCAACAACCTGCCGATTGATGAGCGATTGAATATAGACCGTGGCGGCCTCAACACCATCCACCAAAAGCGCGGCTTGTTCCATGTCGCTCTTGAGGAGGTCCAGAGGGTAGGGCCCGGCGAATATGTCGGAGAAGTACGGCACCCCGCGCGACACGTCGAAAACGGCCTCGCCCTCCACGAGACGGCACGAGCACGAGACATTTTGGACGATGGCGTAGGGGTCGCCCGCGAGCGCCCAATTGCCTCGCGCGTCTAAGCAAAGGTCCCACGCCACGATGTCCAAGAGGAGGCTTGCGCTCATGTGGTTGGTATCCCCGTCTCTCCGCCACCCGGGGTCACGCCGGTGTGTTTGTGGGTCGTGAGCGGGATGCCTCCGGCCGTCACCTCGCCAGTGACCTCCACGTCCCCGTCCACATAGACCGTTGACGCGGGCTTGAGGTGAATATCCCCGGAGCTGTCAAATCGGATATATTGCGCCGGGGTGCCGTTGAGGAAACCCCCGATATAGAGGCCGTCCGCCATGTCTTGGACCCGTTTGGAGCCCGGCACCGCGTCCGCCTTGGTGTTTTTCACCTTGGAAATGTCTCGTGAGGCAAAGACCGCTAGGCCAATGTCTCCCACGGCCGGGTCCATTATGACCGCGTTTTGGCCGCCTTGGAGACGGAAATAGGGCAGATTATGGAGCGGGCCGTGGGGGACGCTCTGGCCCATTCCATCCACTTGGTGGACCATGGGCAAAACGTCCAGATAGCCCACCGGGGAGAGGCCGCCGGTGTTGGTCACGGCGATGACGCGGACGATAGTGGCCGTGGCTTGCTGGCGCATGAGCTGCTTCACGACAAAGTGCAATTGCGCGAAGTCGTCTCCATAATCGTGCGCGGAGGCAAAGCCGGTAAAGTCGGTCATTGTGCTGGCGCGGCCTCCGGGGTGAGGTTTGTGAATTTTTGAGCCTCAACGTGCGAATACCACCGGCCGTTGGGAATTTCCACCTCAAGGTCATGGGTGACCGAGAGCGGAAACCACAAGCCGCTTGCCGGAGACGCCGCGCTGTTGAGATTAACGGGTCCGTTGACACGGAGCGACGGGTTGAAAAGCGTTGTAAACGCTATGCCCTTGTCATTGTATGACGGGAAGCCAACGAGCCCGGTGGAGCTGTCCACTTGCACCGTTTGCGTATTGCGGGCCTGCCCCCGTGGCCAAATGGCGAGGAAACCGGGGTCATCAAAAGAGAACTCAAAATCCGCCATTTCCGCCAAGCGCCGGAGCTGGGCCATATTATCGTGCGGGAGATAGAGGTCCTGCACTTGGACGTTGACGCCCGAATTGACGAGCGTGAGCGGCGGGTCCATTTGCTGGGCGATGGAATTGGCCACAGTGGCCGCGTCCACGGAGCCTTTATAGGACAGGGGTGGGACGGAGCGGTAGGCGCTGGACATTCCCGCGTGCGCCGTCACCAAAAGCACCCCCTCCGGCTGGCCCGAAAAGTCCGCCCATGCCGTGAGGATTTGGCCTTGAAAGATGAGGTTTTGGTTGACCTCGTCCCCGGCCGTGAGCGCTATCTGGTTGGCAATGCCTTGCGTGTAGCCGTTTTGGAGGATGGTGAGCTTATTCATGATGGAGAGCGGCAAGCCCCACACCTCCAGCTCCATCGCGTCCATGGTCGTGCTCATGGCCGCCGTTATGGTAGCGCGCATCCGCACCCCCGACACATCCACGGTATTGGTCCCGCTCTCCGTGAATACTCCGGCCGGGGCGTCCAGAGTAAATCGCACATTCATGGCGCGTTTTTTGAATATGCTCATGTCAAAGAGCTATCATAGAGCAAGACGAAACGGCTGTTCAACCCCGCATAGGTCGGGTCTTGGGTGCCTTGACTGTCAAAAAAGTAAAGATTGCCTACCAAGCCCAGATAAGGGTCGCGGATTATCTTGCGCAAATTGAGCGCCTCCATTCCGGACCGCACGAGAACGTTATTGACATACAAGTCCATAAAGAGGCCATAGCGCCTCTGATAGACCCGGACGGTGCAATTCTGCCCGGCCAGATAGACTTGGACGCTCTGGTCCGCGAGCGGCTGGAGCGGAATGGAAACGGGGCTCATGACGGCGGGCTCCCCGGGGCTTGGTTGCCGGTGGGTGTTTGTGTCTGGACCGCGCCCCCGCTCACGTTGGCAAAAGCGGAGGGGTCCGACACTTGGCTAAATTTGAGGCTCACCGTGGTCCGCACTTGCGTGAAGGTCACGTTGACTTGGATGAGGCCCACGCCCTTCTCCGCCGTGCGCGTAGCGCCCACGCGGGTGAGGTTGTAGCCCCGATAGGTGCGGCCGGGAGTGAGGATATTGACGAGCGTGGTGGAGGCCGCGAGAGCGTCCAGCGCATTGCGAAATGCTTGCTTGCTCTGTTGCGTCCCGCCTTTGGCAAGGATGAGCTGGACCGTCCCCGGCTTGGTGACTTTGTTGTAGCTCTCAAAACCCCCCGTCTCCGTGGGATAGTCGGGAATGCTCCAATCCGCGTTGTCATCCACCTCAATGTAGCTGTCTGGGCCCACGCTGTTGGCGAAATAATCCGCGCCCCCGGGGAGGTGAATGCCCCATTTCAATTGGGCCCCCGTGACCACGATGGCGTTGCCGTCACTGGTGGCCGGTGTCACGGACGCGGGGGCGGCCGCCGCGCCACTGACCGGCGGGACGCCTTGAGCGTTGGGGACGGTAGGGGTGGCGGGGTTTGCCATGATTTTAGCCCACTCCGGTGTTAGCGTTGACCACGCGGCCGCGCTTGCGCATGGCGTGCTTTACGCTCTGGCCGGTGAGGGTGGCGACCTTGTGCGGGTCGCTCGCCCCGCGCGCGTCCACGTGGACGGAGACGTGGGTATCCCCGCCGCCCCCGCCGCCGGAGCCGTAAAGGCGTGCCATGGCCTTGCGGTCCACGTTGGGGAGCGCGAGCTTGGGTTTGCCCTTGGCCGCCCCCGGGCCAAAACCATGATAGCCCTCGTGCTCCGCGTTGGCGCGTGCAAGGGCCTCCGCTTGGTCGGGGTTGAGCCGTTGGTAGGGGTTGACGCCCATGCGCTTGGAAACCGCCGCGATATAGGCGGCCGTGTTGTTTTCCCCGGGCGGTGCCCAGCTTGAAACGATGGCCGCCACGCTGCCCAGCCGATTTATTTTATTGCGCGCGAGGGCCACCGTAGCGGCCCATCCGCTCTCCGGGCTGTCAAATCGCGCAAAGCGGCCGTCCGTGCCGATATAGCCCGGCTGGCCACGTGCCCAAGAGGACGCCTCCAGATTGCCCGGATTATTGTTCCGGTCCGCTTTGGTGGCTCCCCGGCCGGTATATGCGCCGGGTTGCTGGGCGTTGCTTGGGTTTGGGTTTACGAGGTCCCCCGGGCCTTGTCCGTAGGGCTTGGGCGGCCCGTTTGTGGTGCCGGTGGCGAGGTCATAAACGTTTGTGTCCCGCATGACTTGGCCCGCCGCGTTGGCCGTTTGGGGCGATATGATGCCCCATTGCGCGAGCTTGTCCAAAAGGACCGTCAGGGGGTTCATGAGCGCCCAAAAGCCAATGGTGATGGCCCGGACGCTGGCGTTGGCTTTTTCACCTCCAGAGGCCACAAAATCAAAGAGGTCCGCCGTGGTGCGGAGCATGGGGAAAGTATGCTCAATCGAATTGAATAGTCCCATGAGCGCGGTGTTGAAATGCGCAAAGTCCGCCGCCGCTTCGCGCGCGTTGTCGGCTTGCTCTTTGGTCAAAGGATTGAGGCGTTTTTGCTCCTCAATCTCTCGCTTGAGCGCGTCCGTGCCGCTCATGAGCATTTTAACCCAATTGTTGCTCACCCCTAGAATTTGTTGCACGTCGCTCCGAAAGGTATCCGTGGCGAGCTGCTCCCGGTGCGGGTCCCCCCCGGCCGCCTTGAGCCGTTGCTGGTAGTTATTGGCCAGCGTGAGCATAAGGCTTTCTTCGCTGTCAAAATCCTTGGCGGAGGTGATGCCTAGCCGCCCCATGATAGGCGTGTTTAGTGAGCCGGGGTCTTTGACGAAAGCCGCGCGGATAGCAGATATTTTGTCGAAAGCGTTGATAGCCTCGTTGGCGTCCCCACCGGCGGCCTTGATCGCACCACTCCACGCGGCGATGTCTCCGACATTCCGGCCGAATGCCTGCCCCGCGTTCCCAATGGCCGCCGTCACGTCCATGGTATTTTTTGCGAAACCGACGATAGATTTGGCGGACACGTAGGCCGCGAGGAGCCCCACGAGCTCGCCGCGGAGCTTGGCGAAGGCCTCGCCTTGTTTTTTGGCGCTGGCCTCAACCTCGCCCCCGCGCTTGCGGGCGTTTTCCGCGCTGTCCTTGAGGCCGGTGTCAACCTTGACCTTGCCCTTGTCAAAGTCCTTGGTGTCCAGCCCTAGGGTGACTAGCAGGCTGTCAATAATGCTGGCCACGTCTTAGTCCTCCTTAGCGCGCGATGCCCTCCACTCGTTCTCACCTTTCACCAAGATGACCTCAAGCAAGTCTTGCGCATCCTCCACACTATAGACGGTCTGGAGCTCGTGCAACGTGGCCATTCGCGTCTCCAGAATGACGCCTAGGTATCGGGCGGGGACGTTGGGGTATTCGCAGAGCTCCCACTCGCGGCCGTCGCCAGAGCCCTCAAATTCGATAGGGCGGCGGCCACGGAAAAACCCGTGTGAGCCTCCAGCACTTGGTCCCGGAGCCATAGGATAGTGGACGGGACCTTGATGTCATGCTCAATATCCGCGCGGTCCACGTTGGGGAAATTCGCCGGGTCCGGAACGATGAAAACGCAAGACATCATTTCATCCAAGAGAGGCTCCGCC